CCGGAACAACACAGGACATGGGGCCGCGCGAGAACACACAGCAGCGGATTGCAGGCGGCGTTGGTTAATGGTAGCCTCGCGGCTACACCCACACGGTGAGGAGAATTATCATGGCTAAGAGCATTTCGAAGTCGAGCCCGGCATGGGCACAGGGCGGCAGCGGTTCGATCAAGCAGAACGGCGGCGGCACGCAGGTCCCGGGCGGGTCTTCGCAGGAAGGTTCCAGCGAGGGCAAGTACGCCAAGGGCGGGTCCGGCCATATGTTCGGTCAGGGCGGCGCGAACCCGGCGATCGCTGGATGCACGAGCAACGACACCCGAGGCAAGGGCGCTCAGTTCGCCTCTGGCGGGAAAACTTCAATGCACGGCTACACCGGTTCGCGCGCTGCGCGCCCGGGGAACTCCGCGGCCAGCTAATGGCCACTCGCATGCGCATGTCGAAGCCCATGAAAATGGGCGGCGGCTGGGGTAATAAGAACGCGTTGGGACAACACACCGGGAACAAGAACTTCACGGCGGTTGGAAAAAGCTCGCGCCAAGAAATGCTGCCCAGCCGCCATGCGCTTGCCAAGCTTACGGGCGGTTCCCCGGCTGAGCGAACCATGAGTATGTACGCGAAAGCGACCCCCTCGGGCGCTGGCGCTCTCGACACCTACGCCGCCATCGAGGCGATGGGCCCGAAGGGCATCAAAATCGGCTAGAACCCCACAGGACCTCCGCATGGCTCCCCCGGCCAACCAAAACGACGTCAAAGACCCCAAAGTTGGGTTGTCGATGTCGATGCACTATCTCAAAACGGCTGCCCCCAACGAGTTTTCGGCGTTTATAAACGCCATTGGTGCTTGGGAAAGTCGCGAAATCATGTCAACCGTCACGGCCCCGGTTGATAGGATATTCAACCAACAGGGCCGTTCCCAGATCATGCATGAACTGATGGTTCTGCTGGTCGAATGCTCTACAAAAACCCGGCAATACGAGGAGAAGTTGAATGTCCGCCTCGCAGGCACTTGAGACCTCGGTTGCGCCTCCGAACGGAGCCCCGCCGCCGCCGCCGCCGCCCGACTACGTGCCGTCAGCCGTCCGCAGCGCGGGCACCGAAGCCGATCGCATCCAAGCTGAGTACATTGCGTCCCTCACGCCCGTGGATCCGAACGCGCCGCCGGTTCCGGTGGTCGATCCGCAGGTCCCGGTCGATCCGAACGCGCCGCCCGTGGCGGTTGCGCCCGTTACCCCCTCAGGTAACGAAGACCAATTGCCACCGTCCGCCCCTCCGGGTTCGCCGGACGCGAAGTGGGAGCACTCGTTCAAGTCCTTGCAGGGGCGCTTCAAGGCGCAGCAAGCCAAAGACGTGAAGATGATTGCTGATCTGAGCGCGGAACTGATGGCTCGTCGCGCCGCGCCGCCAACCGCGCAGGTTCAGACGCCCGTGTCCGTCGATGACGAGTTCACGGCCGAAGAACTCGAAGTGTGGGGTCCGGACCTCACTGCGACAATCGCGCGCATCGCTGAGGCCAAGGCTAACAAAGCGTTGCAGACGGTCGCTCCGATGGTCTCTGCGACCGCGGAAAACATCGCTGTCGAGCGTGAAACCAACATGCGTAACTGGCTGAACACCCAGTTCGACTTCGAGGCGGTCAACGTCTCGGACGATTTTAAGTCGTGGCTCCTCTTGCGCGACCCGATGAGTGGCGCTATACGTCAGGAACTGCTGGAAACGGCTTGGCTGTCTATCGACGGCCCCCGGGTCCTCGCAATTTGCAACGGGTTCCTCGCTGAGAACCCCGGAAGCACGGGCCGACAGCCTGAGACCGTCCCTCCCGCTACCCCTGCTTCGCAGGCCCCGCGGCAGCCGCCGGTCACACTGGAAAGCCTCGCAGCACCGGGACGCGCTCGCGTACAGACGCCGGTCACGCCGTCACCTCAGAAACCCATCTACACTCGCGCAGAAGTCAAAGCTTTCTATGACGCGAAGAACCGTGGGTTCTATCGCGGCAAAGAGGCCGAAGCTGCCGGGTACGAGGCCGAGATTATCTCGGCTGGCACTGAAAACCGCATCATTTAACCAACGGGGGCCGACCACCATGGTATCCCCCGGAACGTAGGGGGCTACTATGGCTTTCGGTCTTGCAACTTCCGGGACGACTCCGGCGGTATATCCGTCGGGCACCACGATGCCGACCATGACTGGGGTGTTCATTCCCGAGATCTGGAGCGGCAAGCTGATCGAGAAGTTCTACGCCGCCACCGTGCTGGCCGCGATCTCGAACACTGACTACGAGGGCGAGATCAAGGCCCACGGCGACAAGGTGCAGATCCGCACCAAGCCGACCGTGACCATCCGCGATTACCTCGCGGGCGGCGATCTGACGGTCGAACGTCCGGTCGGTACTGTGGTCGCGCTCAATATCGACCAAGGCAAGTACTTCAACACGATGCTCGACGACGTGATGAAGATCCAGTCGGACGTGAACAACATGTCCCTGTGGTCGGACGACGCCGCCCAGCAGATGAAGATCACGATCGACACCGCGGTGTTGCTCGGTATCCTCAATGGGGCGACCGCCACGACCAACCGCGGCGCGACGGCTGGCGTCTACTCGGCCAACATCAACCTCGGCGTGACGACCGCCCCCCTGACCGTCGTGGCGAACAGCCCGGCTGCGGGTCAGGTCGACGTCCTCGACGCCCTCCTGCGCCTTGGTCAGGTACTGGACGAGCGTAACATCCCCGAGGCGGGTCGATGGGTCGTGATCCCGACGTGGATGAGCACGCTCATCAAGAAGTCGGAACTGCGTCAGGCTTATATGTCGGGCGACAGCGTCACGATGATCCGCAACGGCCGCATCGGCATGGTCGACCGCTTCACGGTCTACGTGTCGAACCTGCTGCCGAACGGCACGGCCGGTGGCCTCGCCGCTGGCGAATACGCGATCTACGCTGGTCACGCTCACGGCCTGACCTTCGCGTCGCAGATGACGAACATGGAGACGCTCCGCTCGGAGCGCACCTTCGGCCAGATCCTGCGCGGCCTGCAGGTCTACGGCTACAAGGTGATCGACGGCACCGCGCTGGCTCAGGCCATCGTCCTCGCCGGGTAATCCATAACCTCCTTGCCGGGGGGCCAAGCGGGGGGGTGTTACCTGAGAGGGTAACCTCCCCCGTCCTTTTTTCTGGAGCATGCCATGGCATACACCACCGTCGGCGACATCATCACCCAAGCTCGCCAGATCCTGCAGGACTCCGCTGGCGTCCGTTGGCCCAATGCGGCTATTTACCAACACCTGAATATGGCGCTGCTGGAGAGCCGGATGATCCGGCCCGATCTATGGCGCGACACGCCTGACACCATCCCGCAGTACACGTCTGCTGACAGTGGATCGGCGATTGATTTTGAGCTACAGTACCGTCCAGCGTTAGTTATCTACGTGGCCGGTCTGTGCCAGCTTGAGGACGATGAGGGCTCCTCCGACGCCCGAGCCGCCGCCATGCTGAACACCTTCACGAAGAAGTTGACCGGGTCTATTGGGAGTGCCTAATGGCTGCCAGCGCCGAAATCCTTCGCCTTGTGGCGGACGCCCGCACCCATCTGCCGGGCTCGATCACCAGTGCCATCAAGGCTGAAATGTTCGCGGCTGTGCGTGAGTTCTTCGACTTCACGAACGTATGGACCGAAGAAATCACCGTGCCGATCGTGGCTAACGACCGCAGCTACACAATCACGGCGGTCGCCAACGGGACTATTATTCGGCTCCTAACATTGTTCGAGAGCACCGACATCGACAAAAAGCCCGTGGCTCCGTGCTCGATGAACGTCCCCGGAGAGCTTATTCTGGGCATTACGCCTTCCGTCGCGGCGACGTGGGTGGCGTTGGTCTCCAAGACTGTGCTCGACCCCGTCGACGCTGACGGATACCCCAACTTCGCGTCGTGGATCATGAAGAAATATGGCGACGTTCTATTCGCGGGTACGGTCGGGCGAATGTTTTCTCAGAACGGCAAGCCGTACTCCGACAACAAGAAGGCCGAGTACTACATGCGAGTGTTCCGGTCCGGCAAAGCAAAGGCGCGAGTTGAAGCGGTCAAGGCGAACATCTATGGTCAGACCAACTGGACGTTCCCGAGCTTCGCTGGCGGCTCTCAGAGGGGCGCATAATGGCTATTAGCATCGTACACGCGTTTGTGAGCGCTAAAGCGAACGGCTCCGACGCCACACTGGTACAACCCGCTGACTGGAACGCGAGCCACACGATCACACTGGCCGCGGGCAAAGTGCTTGGCCGGAACGCGGCGACGGCCGGTGCCGTCGAGGAATTGGCGTTTTCGTACACCGCTGGCGCTTCCGGCACTGGCACTGGCGCTTGGACTGGCGCTGTCGGCACGACTGCTCAGCGTCCTGCATCTCCCAGCGCGGGCATGGAGCGATGGAACAGCACGGCTGCTGCCAAAGAACTATACAACGGCACGTCTTGGCTCTCGCTTCTCGCCGCGGGCGCTATCACGTCTTTTGCCCCGACGGGTCGCCTCACGCTCGAAAGCGGAGTGCCGGTGTCGACCTCAGATAAGACGGGCAAAGCCACGGTTTATTACACGCCTGCTGGCGTTGGCTATGCACAGTATCCGTCGTACGACGGCACGACTTGGTCTGTGAAGACGTTCAGCGAACTTAGCAATGACCTCACTCAAAGCAGCACGAACAAGGCTGGAGCCGCCGCCGCTGGGCCATACGAGATCCACGACTGTTTCGTGTGGGACGACGCTGGCACCAACCGCCTGACGCGAGGCCCGAAGTGGATAGCGTCCTCTACCGCCACGATCACCAACGCCACGCCCGCTGTTGTAACGTGGACGGCGCATGGTCTTTGGGACGGCGCGACGGTGCGCTTCACCACGACCGGCGCCCTGCCGACCGGGCTCACGGCATCGACCGACTACTTCCTCAGAAAAGTCGACGCCAACACGTTCAAGCTCTCGACCACGCTCGCCAATCAGGTTGCCGGAACCTTCATCGCAACGTCTAGCGCCGGATCGGGTGACCATACCGCGTTCAACTATACGAGCGTTCGCGGCACTGGCGCGGCGACGACGGAGATTGAGCGCGTCAACGGCATCTGGGTCAACAAGTACGACATCACCAATGGGCCTGCGGCGCAGCGCGGCACTTATGTCGGCTCGATCTACACCAATGCCAGCTCGCAGATCGACTTCAAGCTGGGCACTGTCGCGGCGAGTTGGGGCGAAGCCGTGATCGGTATCTGGAACGCATACAATCGAATTGGTGTTAGAGGTCGTCTCGGATCAACCACTGACAGTTACACCTATTTCACGGCTGCTTGGCGTGCCGCCGAAGGCTCGCCAACGTCGCGTATATCCGTCGTGGCCGGGCTGTCGGGTGAACCTCTGAGTGCCGTTTACAGCTCATATAAGACTTCAGGTGCGACTTCGGGAACTATCGCGGGCGTCAGTATAAACACCACAAACTCTTTTTCTGGACTGCCTGCCTACGTCGGCACGTCAGTTTCTGCCATGGGTTATGGAGCCGCAGACGCAATAGTATTTGGCTTCGGCTATGCGACGGCCGGAGAGCAACCTTGGGATACAGGCGGCCTAACAAGTTACGGAGACACTGGACAGCCGACGAAATTTCAAATGGGACTTCGCTACGAGTGGAGCTACTAATGGCCATCAAAATAAACCTTATCGACGTTTTCGTTCAGCTTTGCCCCCGTTGCGAAATGAGCAACGTCGATAACACTTATGAAGGCGTGGTTTGGCACGACCACCGCCCCATGCCGACCAAGGCCGAAGTCGAAGCCAAGATCGCTGACCTCGCCAAGCTCGAATATCAGGACAAGCGCCGCGCCGAGTACCCGCCGATTGGCGATCAACTCGACGCGCTGTGGAAGGGCGGGGCCGATATGGCGGCCATGAAGGCGCAGATCGACGCTATCAAGGCGAAGTACTCCAAACCGGTGTAAGACAAAAACCATGAACCCGATAGACCCCAGCATCGCCACCCCGATCATCGCTCAATGGGCGGGATTTGGCGCGATTTTGCTGCTGTCGTTCGCGGTCAATTTCATGCTCGGTCGTGCGCTCACGAATTGCTGGGTCGAACGGCTGGCCGAAACCAAAGAGTTCATCGCCGCTACTCTCAAGGCTTCTACCGACGGTACGCAAGCCCTCAAGGACATGCGGACGACGGTGGATGCTGTGATCGCGCTTTTGGCAAAGGCGAAGCCATGATCTTCCCATTGAAAAATTTGAAGAACGAGATCGACAACCTTAAGTATATGTCTGAGCAGGCCGCTCGCGCCCGCGAGGAAGAACAATCCAAACTCGATCAGTCGATGGAGAGGCTGCGCAAGCTGTTGTCATTCGACGATAAAATCATGGAAATCTTCAAAGGCAGGGACAGATGACAGACTATTGGTCCCGTTTTTACGAGTTCCCCTTTAGCAACGGCCTGTTTGCGGGCAAGGCCGCCGCTTTTGTTGGGCTCCTTGCCCTTGCAGCGGCGGTCATTTTCGTTTGGCGCATGTGGCTGCTGCGCGGGGATATTTTAACTGAACGCGGCTGGTTCCGCGTCGAAGTGTATTTCTGGCTCGCGATATTATTCGTTGGCCTCGCGGGAAATCGTATCTCGGTCGTCCTGTTCTACAGGGGCATTAGGACTGCTGACAGCCTGTGGCCTACTTTTTTCTCGATCGGCTTGGCCGTTGCCTTAATGCAGTTGGCCTTCATCTATACACGAGACAAGTGCGGTCATAAGGGCTGGCTATCCTTGCTTGCGCTGGCAAGCATCGCTATGGTGCTGTCATGATAATTACCCAAGAACAGTTCAGGCGGATGATGCCGAACGCTGGCCACCGTCTCGACGCTCATTGGCCCTTCATCAACGAGGCGCTGGCTGAGGGGCGCATCGAGACGCCCAAGCGCATCACGGCGTTCCTCGCGCAACTCGCCTACGAGTCGGCCGAGTATCGCTACATGGAGGAAATCTGGGGGCCGACCGAGGCGCAACTTGGCTATGAAGGCCGCGCCGATCTCGGCAACACGCAGCCGGGCGACGGACGCAAGTTCGCCGGGGTAGGGCCGATCCAAAATACGGGCCGCGCCAACATCACCGCGTGCGGCCTCTATCTAGGCATCGACACGGCGGCCGATCCCAAGCTGCTGACGTTGCCGCAGTATGGCACGCGCTCTGCCGTTTGGTTTTGGAACACCCGCAAGCTCTCCCTGCTGGCCGACCGCGACTGGTTCAAGACGATCACCCGGATCATCAACGGCGGCCTCAATGGTTTCAGCGATCGCCGCCAGTATTGGGACCGCAACCGGGCGCTGTTCGGCCTGCCGATGGTCGACACCGGACAGGAGGGCGCCGACATCATGGCGTTCCAGCGCAGCCGCGGGCTGGTAGCCGATGGCGCAGTCGGATCAAAAACCATGGCCGCGTTGGCCGCATAGGAGAACGTGAAATGTGTTTTACCCTTGAATGGCTCAAGTCCGTTTTCGTCTGGATCATTGGCCGTCTACCCGCGCTTCCACACCGCTAAATGACAAAAACCCTTGCCATCGCTGCGGGCGTGCTGGTCGTCCTGCTGGGCATATCCGGCTGGATGCTTAAGGCATCCTACGAGGCCAACGGCGCGCTGGAGGTGAAGCTCGCGGGGGCAAACGCCGTCATTGCCCAGCGCGAGGCCGACATGAAGCTGTCAGCCTTGGTGGTTGCCCAGCTTCAGGGCCGGATCGACCAGATCAACAACACGGTCGCGCCGACAATCAGGGAGATCAGATATGTGCCGGTTACGTCTACTTGTGGGCCTTCTGTCAGCCTCGCTGCTACAGGCGTGCAGCAGCTTCTCCGCGCCGATCCCGGTCGACCGCCAGCCGGACGCGAGCCTGCTGCTGCCGTGCAGTCGACCGGAAAGCCCACCCGATAAGCCGACTGATACTGACGTTGCGCTGGCGTGGCTGGACGCCGTCCAGAAGTACCTAGCCTGTGAGGCGAAGCACAGCGCGCTGGCTACGTTCGTGAAGGGCGGAAAGTGACCACGCGCGCCCTTGCCATTCTGTCGCCGCTCGCCGCCATTTTCGCAATGTTCTCGATCGACGACACGCTCGCCCAGCAGCAGCCATCCAACACGATCCATATGCAATGTGTCACGGCCTCGCAGATCAGCGCCGATACGGTCGAGACCGTGGTGATGGTCGATAGCGACGGTGACCGCTGGTCAAAAATGCGCGTGCGCGGCACCGGCCGGACGGCGCTGGGCTTTTGGCACAAGCACGGGGTGTTCTGCATCGTCACCACAGGCACCGAGGCCAAGGAGTCCTAATGCCCGCCTGACGCTGGGGGTAAACAACAAGCTCGACACCTTGCCGAGACGCGTTTACAGTAGCCACACTTAGAACTTGACCTGAGAACTTGACCCGAGAACCACGGAGAGAACCATGGCTAATGATGTTGGCGGACCGGTTAGTGGCCGCGCAGACGGACCGAGTGGCTTTTTTGCGAACGTCCCGCGCTCCGTGCAGACTGGCAACACGCCGGTAAAAGCATCCACGGATGGCACGGACACCACTCCTGTCATTACCGAGACTTACATCGCCGAGATCGACGTCGTCGCTGGCATCCGCGCTACCGGTTTCGCCAACTTCAACGGCACCGTCGCTTCGGGCAACTTGAAGGCGATCCTCTACGACAGCGCTGGCAAGGTCATCGCATCTTCGGCGTCGACAACGATGTCGGGCGAGGACGCGTTCCAGCGTATTCCGTTCGCCGCGCCAATCAATCTGCGCCCGGGCCGCTACTTTGTCGGGCTGCAGGTCGATAACACAACTGCTCGCGTGAACACGCATCCGATCGGCAACTTCGCCGCCTTCAAGAAGACGGGCGAGGTCTACGGCACGGCGACTGCGATCACTCCGGTGTCCACCTTCACCACGGGTCTAGGCCCGATGGGCGGCCTCTACTAAGCCGGCCATTACCCGCGGAGGTAACTATGGACGCTCGCCTCAAAGGTGACCGATACGCGACCGCCGCCGCTGGCGGTACGCGCGATCTTGGGACTGGCGCAATGGGCGATGTTCTTCGGAACATCGTCCTTGTGCCCGCCACCACTGCCCCCGGCGCTGTTCAGATCAAGGACGGCTCCGGCGGAGCCATCACGGTCTACACGGGAGGCACCGTGTCGGCTGAACTCCAGCCAATCGTTATCGACTTTGGCGCGCACGGGATTACCTCACGTGTCGGCAAATGGCAGTTGGTGATGGGAGCCAACGTCAGCGCCGTTGCTTCGGGTAACTTCACCCCGTAAGCCGTTCGTGTCTGTTCGAAACACTAACAACCCCCGGAGAATACATGTCTCGTGCCCCCGCTCGTACTCCTGCGTCTCGCCCTGCAGTTCCTGCTACTCCTGTTTCTGCTGTTTCTGCTGTGGCCGATCCGATGGATCTTGTCTCTGAGGTGGCGACACCTGTTCCGGCTGCTAACTCAGTTGAACGTATCTCGCTTTCGCCGGAAGTGACGGCCGAAAGTATTTCGCGCCTCCTGATGAGCGACAAGCCGCTCGGCTTCGAGGATATGGCGCTGGAAGCGCAGGGCAATGCCGTCACCACCAGTGTCGCTTTGCCTGAGCATGCTCCTGTACTTGCCCCCGCGGCGGAGATCGACCCGATCGCCCCCCTGACTAATGAAGCAGGTATTTCCCTCTCGATGTCGGCGCGCACGTTGGTCGAGCAGGAAGCCGGTCGCCAAGCCGTCGCCCGGCGCACTGCGGAAAGCGTCCGCAACCGCGAGATCACTGCCCGCGAGAACGCCAAACGGCAAGGCGAAGGAAGTGCTGCGCAGGCGGGTGATCTGTCCTACAATGTCGCCGGACGGTAACCTGCGGGGGTAACTCTCGATGGCCCTGATTACGCTCAAAGCATTCGGTGGCATGGTGCCAGCGGTTGATGACCGCTTGCTGCCGGACCAGAATGCTGTGGTAGCACGTAATTCGTGGGTCTATGACGGCAAGCTAGAGGGGATGCGCGTCCCCCGTCTCGTATATTCGCTGCTCAATGCAGCCTCTCGCAAGGTGTTCCGGCTCCCGCGCCGGACCGAAGGCACGCTGGATCTTTCGGATAGCTACTGGGTGGAGTTCTCGCAGCTAAACACCAGCATTGTTCCCGGCGCAGTTAATAACGCCGGGGACCATCTGTACTACTGGGCCAACGGCGTGGCTGCGCCCCGGTATAACTCGCGCGCTCGGATCATCGCTTCTACCGTCGATATGATTGTGGGCGTCCCGGCTCCTAGTTCGCCTCCCACTGCGGTGCCGTCCGGAGGTGTTTCTGCAACGACCGAGAGCCGAGCATACGTCTACACTCACGTGTCGTCGTTTGGTGAGGAAGGCCCGCCTAGCGACCCATCGACAGTTGTGACCGGTAAGATCGACGCTACTTGGGCAGTGACTATCCCGGCCGTGGGCGGCGATGCGACTGACCGCAGCCTCACGTTGACGCGCATTTACCGCACGATTACATCGGATCAGGGCGTCGCGACTTACTTTTTTGTGGCCGAAGTTGCCATCGCGACGCTGTTGTATAACGACACCAAAACGTCCGCTGTGGTTGTGCTCAACGAACAGATGACGTCGCAGGAGTACGATCCGCCCCCGACCGATCTTGCGGGAATGGTGTCCATGCCCAACGGCATGATTATCGGTTGGCGCGAGAATGAGATTTGGTTCTGCGAACCGTATCGTCCCCATGCGTGGCCCTCCAGCTATCAAGTTTCCACCGAGTTCGACATCGTCGGTGTTGGTGTATTTGGTCAGACTGCGGTCATAGCGACGACTGGCGTGCCCTATGTTTGCACTGGCGTGCATCCATCAAGCATGTCGCTCGTTCGGTTATCTGGGTTTCCCGAGCCCTGTGTCTCCCAAGGCAGTGTCGTGTCCGCCCCCGAAGGCGTCTATTACGCCACCCCCGCCGGTCTTGCGTTGGTCGGACCCAGTTCAGCCGCGGTCGCGACATACAAGCTGGTCTCCAAAGAACGCTGGCAAGAGCTTGTCGTCATGGCGAACATCAACGCGGCCATGCTCCAGAAAGCATACTTCGCCTACGCAGGAGCCAGCCTCGGAACGTTTGAAGACACGGCGTTTGAGAAGACTGCGTTCGAGCTAGTGGACTTTAACAACACGTTGGGCGGCTTCATGGCCGACATGGACGACAGTCGCGTGGCTTTCACGAGCCTTCTGAGCACCCTGCCGACGTTCAACGTGTTCAAGGATCCGTGGACCAACGAGGTCCTGATTATCCGGAATGGCGGCGTCTACCAGATAGACCTGACTTCTGCGCAGGCGCACGGGGACTATTTCTGGCGGTCTAAAGTGTACCACATGAAAAAGCTGACGAATTTCGGCGCTGCGAAAGTCTTCTACGAGGCTCCCGGCGGCATCGCGTCTCCCGCGACTACTCTCCGGGTTTACGGCGACGGCGCGCTGATCCACACGGTGACGCTCCCGGCATCGGGTGCCATGTTCCGTCTACCCGCTGGCAAACAGTACGATTTTTATCAGTTCGAGCTTGAAGGCAACCAACTTATTACGGCGGCGCACTTCGCCACGACGCCGAAGGAGCTACGAGAAGCCTAATGCCCGACCAGATTTACCCCCCGCTGCCCGACCCGAAGCCGGACGTGGACACGCTGTTGAGCGTCGTTACGGCGCTCAAACAGACAGTCGAGACCCTTGTTGGCCAGCGCGGTTCGAACGGTTGGGCTACTCAGACGTTCATCCAACGAGATCCGCCCACTGCGTCCAAGGTTGGGGACATGTGGGTTCGACAGGCTATGTTGGCTGGCGAAGTCGACATCGTTAGCGTCTGGAATGGCAGCGCATGGCAGAAGTTGAACTTCTAAAGCAAATCCGCTTCAACGATCCGTGGGATGGCGAGTTGATCTGCCGGGCTCTTAACCCGGACCAGCCGTTTCGGGAGGGGTTCGATCGGTGCATCGCTGTTACCCGCGGAGGTAAGCTGCTGGGGGGCGTCATGATCGACGGTTATCTGCATAAGTCCGTGCAGATGCATGTGGCTGCGTTCGCCCCTGATTGGCTTACCCGAGGGTTTTTGTGGGTCATTTTTGACTATTGCTTCAATCAACTCGGGGTCGATGTGATCTACGGGCCGGTCGAGAGCACCAACGAGAAGGCCATCCAGTTCGACAAGAAAATCGGGTTTAAGGAAGAAACCCGACTCCCGGGGGCCGTAGTAGGGGGTGACTTGATAATTTTTTCGATGTATCGTGCTGACTGTCGCTGGCTTCAATTTAAGCCAGCCTTCGTTTCGGGAGCGACACCTTGAGCGGTTCCAGCGCACCTCCAGCCCCCAACTACTCGCCCATCGCGCAGGCTCAACAGGCCGCTGCCGCTGAACAGGCTGCCATTTCGCGCGACCAGTTGCAGTGGGCCAAGGATCAGTACGCAGACGCCCGTCCATACACTCAGCGTGTCATGGCCACCACGGCTGACAGCATGGAGGCGAACGCCGCCACGGCCAAAAAGGACCGGGCGCGCTACGAACAAATCTATCAGCCGATCGAGGAACAGCAGGCCGAGAAGGCCCAGAACTGGGATAGTCCAGAGCGCAAGGCGCTCATGCGCGGACGCGCCGCAGCTACGGTGGGCCAGAGCTTCGACGCCGCGGACGCGGCGGCCACCCGCCAGCTACAGAGTTTCGGCGTCAACCCGGCTGACTTGCGCATGGGCGCGATCAATCGTGGATCCAAACTGGCACGCGCTGCTGCACAGGCCGGTGCCGAGAACAACAGCGACGTTGTGGTTGACCGCGAGGCGAACGCGCTTCGTTCGGAGGCGATCAATGTCGGCAAGGGCTATCCGGGTCAGGTAGCCCAACAGTACGGCACGTCCAACGCGTCGGGCACCTCTGGTGTCGGCGCTGGCAACCAAACCACGGGCACGTACATGCCTGCGTTGGGCAACAGTATCGGTTGGTCAGGACTGAGCAACCAGTCGTGGAACAACGCGGCTGGCACGATGAGCGCGGGCTATCGGGACGCTCTTGGGGGCTACAACGCTGAGCAGAACTCGTCCTCGGGCGTTGGCTCGATAATCGGTGCTGGCATCGGGCTGGCGACGTCGGTGTTTTCGGACAAGCGCCTCAAGGAGAACCTCAAGCCGGTGGGCAAGACCAAGGACGGCCAGACCATCTACGAGTTCAATTACAAGGGCGACCCGGTCAAGATGCGGGGCCTCGTCGCGCAGGAAGTCGAGAAGAAGCACCCCGACGCTGTGCGCACGCACCCGAGCGGCTACAAGATGGTCAACTACGATAAGGCCGTGCCGCACATGTCCGATGGCGGCGCGGTTCCCGGTCGCTCGTTCCAGAGTGGTGGTCAGACGCCGACACCCGGCTCGATGGTGCCTCATCACGCCAGCGTCAACCCGCGCGCCTCGGGCGACACGGTGCCCGCTGCACTGGAGCCCGGCGAGATGGTCATTCCGAAGCGGGCAGTCCTCTGGCACGGCGAGAAGCACTTCCAGAAGATTATTGCCAAGGCGGAGGAGGAGCGCAGCGGCGCACCTGCTAAGCCGCAGCCCAAGCCGATGCCGGGCAACGCCCAGCGTCCGACGTTTGTCTCGCCCGGCGCGATGCGCCACGGCGCGGTCCCTGTTCACGCATCCATGGCTCTGCGGAGGACTGCGTAATGTCGCTCGGTCAGGAAATCAAAGAGGCGATCGGCGCGTTCGGCGCAGTGTCGCGCATCGACAACGAACGCCGCTACAACGAACGCCGCGACAACGAGGAGATTGCTCGCAACCGCGGTAACAACAACGGGCTGCCGAGCCAGTCCGTGCTCGACAAGATTTACCTACAGAAGTACGGCGTGCTGCCGCCCGGTGCCAAGACGCCCGGTTTGTTCGGCCGCATCCGCGAAGCATTCGGTGGTTCGCCTTCGAGCCCCGGCGGCCAAGAGGGCGGGTACACTCTGCGGCAGGGGTCTGTTTATCCCAACGCTGGCACGATGCCCGCTGAGCCCGCCTACGATCCCGCCTACGATCCCGCCGACGCAGGTGTCAGCGACGACGGTACGGGCTATGAAGAAGTGCAGGGTGCGCAGGGTGGTGGTGTGATCCGCGACATGCAGCGACGCTGGATGACCCAGCACGCATCCACCCCGAGCGCCCAGCCACGCAGTGAACCGCCTGAAATCGGGACCCCTGCTGCTCAACCTATAGAGACCAGCTACGGTCCAGAAGTTCAAACTGTTGCGCCCGACGCGCCGCCGGTCGCACCCGACGCGCCTAGTGGCGCTCCGGACACCATGTCCGCCGACTTCACCGCTGACGATATTCGCGACCGCAGTGCCGTGCCGTTCGAAGGCGTGCCGAAGTTCGAAGGGGCCGAGCCGCCTAACCGTGGCGCTGTCCCTGATCGTGCAGGCGGCGGAGCAGGACGTCCGGTTGCCCCCGCAGGTAACGCGGCAAGCGGTTCGAAAGGTAAGCGCAAGGCGCTGCGCGACCAGACCCGCACCGAAGCGTATGACCCGGTGCTGGATAAAGACGATCCGGACAACATGATCCGTCTCGCCATCAACGGCGCGATGGACTACGCCAACGAGACGTTCCATCTTAAGGGCGATCGCGTCGACGCTATCGGCACGCCTGACCCGCACTCGGCTGGTGGCCGCAAGGCGTTCAATCGGGGCGACGGTGCTGCTCCCGAGGCGGACATGCAGGAGATCAACCGGATCGCCGCTGAGACTGCGCCCGACAAGAAGCTGCTCGCCTCGGACCCGAACGTCCGTGACAGCATCGTCGCGCTCCGTCGCCTGAACATCGTGTACGAACACTTCGTCAGCACTGGGCAGACGGACAAGGCGAAAAAGGCCGCTTTCGAGATCGTCCAGTATTCGGCTTCCAAGGCCGCTGAATTCGGCGCTCAGGCCGAGCAGGCAATCGCCGCTGGAGACGTCGAGGGGGCGAAGAAGCTCGTTGCTCGGGCCTATTCGCAGGTCCCTGACGGCAACCACATGGTGATCTCGCCGGACGGCCGAACGGCTATCATCCGCGGGGACGACGGCAAGCCTGTCGACCAGTACAAGATCACACCGCAGAACTTACTGCACACCGCGCTCGGCCTCAGCAACAAGAGCATGTTCTGGGAAATCCTGAGCAACCGTGCCAACTCTGTCGGTAAGAACAAAGAGCCGACTGAACTCGACAAGGCGCGTATCGAGAACCTCAAGGCGCGCACGGATGCCATCCGGAAGAAGGCTGTTGGCGGCGGGGGCAAGGCTGCTCCTCCCGCTGCTACGCCTTCGCCCGTCGCGGGCATTCTCGAAGATCTCCAGCGAGCGACCGGGGTCACCACTCCAAACCCTAGCTCGGGCGGGGAGGGACGCCAGCCCGCCTCGCCCACGGAGAAGGCAGAGGCGACTATCGACGGTAGTGGCGACGGTAGTGGCGACGGTAGTGGCGACGGTAGTGGCGACGGCAGCGGAGACCCTGACGTTCAGGCCATGGACGGTGTTAATCCGGTCGGACAGGGCGGCGAACCTCTCCCGACGCCGCCTGCGAGCGTGCTGCGGATCAACAAGCCGGTTACCCCCGAGGGTAAGCCCGCAAAGTTCGACCCGGACGGCAAGGACTACGACATGGAGGCTGCCAAGGCGGCTGGCCTCAAAGCGGATGCCGAGGGCCACTGGCCGTCGCGCGATCCGAAGACTGGGCGCATTTTAAAGGGCCGCAACCACGAGACGTTTTACAAGACTATCGAGGGCGAAAATAAAGCCGGTTACCAGATCTTCAAGGGCAAAGACGGGAATTACTACAGCGTTTTCGACCAAGTGACGGTGCCGCAAGACATTGTCCACGATGGCAAATACGCGCCCACTCCGGCGTTCAAGCCGCCGAAGTACGACGTGGAACATCCCGGCGCGAAGCTTACTGGCACGAAGTTCGAGGGGAACAATCCCTACTCGAAGGTCCTGCAGGACGAGGGCTTCCGTCAGTGGGTCGCGGCCAATACTAAGAACAAGGTCGGTCCGCAGGAGCTTGCCCGCGTTCAGAACATGGAGCGCGAGTACAGCAGCAAGGTAAAGGCGTGGGAGACCAACAAGAAGGCGTACGAGAAGGAATATCGGGACGCCCACAACAAGGAACACGCCGCCAACATCGCCGAAGCGAAGCGCGTCTATGATCGCTCGCTGACGACGCGTGAACTACAGGAACTGCCCGCGGAGATCACGGTTCACGCTGAGACCATTCGCGACAGCAAAGCCAAGGACGGCACACCGATGCCGTCTATCTGGAACGCACCCGGGGAAGTCGCCAAGCCCGAGGAACTTAAGGAACTCGCGACCAATTTGTTCACCAGCAATCGCAACATGACCCCGGCCATGGCGGCTCGCGTGGTGGCGTCGCTGACTATCCCCGGCGACGAAGAAAAAGAACGTCAGTTCATGCCGCGTGGCTACGACCGCGCGGGCAACGTCGTTGTGCGCCTGAGGGGCGACGACACCGTCGAGGTCCACATTCGCCCCGGCGCGTACGAGAAGATCAACCGGATCACCGAACGGTACCGGGAGCATCTGCTCAAGGAGCGCGACAAACCGAAAGAAAAGTCGTGGGGTGACATTGGGAACACTGCTTGGGACGTCGCCAAGAAGCTCCCTGACTACGTCACTAACAACGAGTTCAACAGTAAAGCGCCGCAGGGCAGCGGGATTATCGCTGACGCTGGCCGCGCGTTGTATTACCCGGCCAAGCAGGGTTTGGAACTCACCAAGAACAGAACGATTGCTGCCATCGGCCGCGCGATGACGCTGCCGTTCCGTGCAGAATTGGGGCTTCGCGGCCGTGTTGCCTCCGCAGGTAATAGCGGTGGCCCCGGCATCATCGAGCGGTTTAAGCGCAACTTTACTGGCAAGGTCGACAGCCCGCCGAATATGCCCTAGAGTAGCGTCATGGCCGCTCTGATCCCTGACCAGATTTACGGACCCGACACCGAAGACAAGCCCACTGACCGCGGGAGCTTAATTGGTTCTGTCGCGCTGAACGTCGGGCGTAGCGTCGTCAGCGACATCATCGCCCCCGCCGCCGAAGTCGTTCAAGAGGTCACTGGCAACGAACAGAACATGTTTGGAGACGCCGCCAAGGTAGCGCGCGACGTCGCCGACAAAATCGACACTTATATTCCGGAGGAGCGCCGCAAGGATCGCGACGCTGCGTTCCTCCCAGAAGACGGCCAGCGCAGTGTCCTAAAGAACCCCGGCAGCAGCCTAGTCATGAAGGCTACTGGAGCCGCGCCGTCTATTGCAGCTTATGTCGCTGCTGGCCCCGCCGCGCTTATTGTGGGCGCTGCCCAAGGCGCTGGCATGCGCATGTCCGAAGTGAAGGGGCATATCGAGAAGGCTACCGAGGAAGAACTTCTCAAGGACTATCCCAAGTACGTTGACTACATGACGATGGGGTTCCCCACTGACTATGCGCGCAAGCTGCTTATTGACGACATGCTCAAGGGCACGACGGCCCCCGCGATGGCTGGCGGCGCTGCAGGCGCTATCGCCTTTGGTGGCGCGTTCCGCCGCGCTGGCGGGCGAGGAGTAATCAGGGGCGGCACCATCGGTGCAGGCGAAGGCGCACTGGGTGGCGGGTTGCAGGGCGCTGGCAACGAGGTTTCGAACCAGCAAGGCGATATGAAAGTCGGCAAACGTGTCGACTACGACCCGATCCCCATCACTCGCGCTATGTTTAATGCCGGTCTTGAAGGTGGCGTGCTTGGCGGAGGCATGGCTACCGCTGGCGGTGCGTTGGGCAAGGGCCGTGACAAGGCTGGCGACTGGGCTTCCAAGCAGCTTGATGCGAAGAAGGCTCGCGACGCGACTAAGGACGTTGAGGGCAACGCGCCCGATCCGGCGCAGACCAAAGCACTGGCTCCAGACGGGCCGACAGCGCTTGACGCGCAGATCGACGCGGCGGCTGCAGGGGCACCCGATGCGCTCAAGCCGCCCGGTGCGACTGCTGATCCCCCTGCTGGCCCGGGCGTTGGCGCGATTGCTGACCCGAATGCACCCAAAGGCCCGGCGAACGAAGCGGTGGTTGCCGCTATTCATAGTGTCGCCACCAAGCGCATGAAGGCGACTGAGATCCACGACGCGCTTGTCAAAGTGCTCGGGGCCGACGCCACTCCGACGCCGACTGAAATCGTCAACATTCTCGCGGGCATGAAAGCGGCTGGCGAGATCACCAAGAACGCTGGCGGCTACAGGACCGAGCGCAAGCCCCCGCCGCCTGCTCCCAAGACCCCCGTTTTGGAGAAGACCCCGATCACGGTTGTGGAAGCGACCGAGGCTGCCAAGCCGCCCACGCTCGTAGAGACCAAGCGCAACGTGCCGGGCGAGGAAGCCAGCGCCGTTGCGGCTGGGGTGGACGAAGTAATCAAGCCGCCTGTAGCCGACGAAACCATGCGCGCGGTGCCGGGCGAGGAAGCCAGCGCCGTTGCGGCTGACCCACTCGTTACCCCACCGGGTAATACCGACGCGCCGCCAGTAAAGAAAACTTCGACGATCAAGCTCAAGATCGCCGAGAGCGCCGCTAAAGAGGAAGCCGCCGCCGAAGCGGGTGAAGCGCCCAAAGTTGGCGTCAAGGTCGTGAGCCGGAAGATCCAACTGACCGCGGAAGACATCAAGATCCGCAACGCCGTCAAGGCTGGACTCCCCGGCGGCGAGAATGCGAGCGACATCGTTGCGCGCAAGGTGGCGGCGATAGTCAAAAAGAACATGGCTACCGAGACCGAGAAGTTTGCTGAGCTAGCCAAGCTGCAAGCTGAGGCTGAGGCGAAGGCCGCCGCGGAAGCTGAGGCGACGGGCAAGCCAAGAGTGTTCAAACGCACGGAGCTACCGCCTGAGACGCCCGAGGCTAAGCTGGCGCGTCACGTCAAGATCGCGATCGAACAGCACCGCGACAACGATGCTGACAACAAGCGGACTGCTCGCAACGTCAAGAAAGACACTAACGAGACCGCCGCCGAAGAACTCGCCCGCGACATGTGGACCGACGAGAACAACAAGCCGCGGGACAAAGAACTCGCAGACGAGGCGCGCAAGGCGCTGGGTGGCGACGGCGACGCGCGCAAGAGCATCCTGCAGCGCGTCCACAATATGCTTGTGCTGGCCGCTCAGAAGCATATTGAGATCGCCCGCATGGGGCACCGCACCGACAAGCCCGAGGAGGCTAACAGCACGCCTTGGCGCGCTTACCTCAACGCTGCTGACAAGTTCAACGAGCGCGTCAAGTCGGCACTCAACGAGACTGACCCGACTGCCAAGACGCGCAAGTTGAACGAGGCGTTCACCGAGTTCCTGCCACTCGACCACGAAATGCGTGGCGGGCGTGACGCGCTCGTTAAAGAGCCCGTTACCCCCAAGGGTAAGGCCGAGCCCGTTACCCCCAAGGGTAAGGCCGAGCTTGATGCCGAGGCTGCGGAACGCGCTGCGCTGGTAGCGCAACAGGCAAAAGATGCGGCGCAGGAGACAGCCAATTCCACGAAACATGCGGGCAAGAAAGACCCCGCTGCGCCTGTGAACGAAAAGACCGAAGCCCAGTTGAAGCTCGAAGAAGCCGAGGCACGGGCTGGTGTCAAAAAGAAAAAGGTCGACAGGCGCGACGACCTCGAAAAATTGGCAGAGAAAGACAACGTCGTCGGTCGGGAGGATGACGCTGGCCTGAGTTCTGATGATCTAAACCCGGACGACTACGGCGACAGTCGCGCTAACTCCAAGAGCGATCGTGACGGTGCAGATTTGATGAGCGACGACTTCCAGGAGAAAAGCAGACTTCTGGTTAGGGATGTTCTTAAAAAGTGGACCCCGTCGCGCTGGACGACTTTGACGGAACACTTGGACGCTGTGTGGGCGCAGTTGAGCAACCACGAACAGACGTTGTTCAAAACGATCCATGACAAGCTTGTTGGCCTGGGTTCGGACACTCGCGTGTACATCGTCAGCGACGCTATATGGGACGCCTATGGGCTGAACAATGCTGGCGGTTTCTATCAGAATAACCGCTACACTGCGAAGCCCGGCTTGATTTTTATTCCAGAACGGATGATGTCGTCGCCGCGCGTGGTTTACCACGAAGGCGCTCACGCGGTCACTGAACGAGCACTAAAGCACGATCCCTTTTTTCGAGCGCAAGTCGAACAGCTTATGCGCGACACGTTGGCTGCCCTCCCAGAGGGTGGAGCGCGCCAGACACGGTTGAAGAAGCAGTACGGGTTCCACAACGCATCAGAGTTTATGGCTGAGGTGCATGCTAACCCGCAGTTCCGCGACATGCTGGCGGCGATCCCGCTGCACAAGCCCATCGTTACCCCCACAGGTACGCTGCGCACGATGTGGGATAAAGTCGTCGACGCTGTTAAGAAATTGTTCGGCATCAAGTCCATAGGCGAGGTCATCGCACTAGATCGCGCGATGCGGCTCGCAGACGATGCTCTCATTATCGACGGAGATATTCGCTTTGGTGCTATGGCTTACGACGCGGCAGCGGCCAAGTCGGCTTCGCCGATCCGGCCTTCGCCCGCGCGTGAATACTTCGAACAGCGCATCCCGGCGAAGATCGACTGGAAGCTGCGCACTCAGCGGGTGCTCGACAAGGTCGCCAGCGTCGTGCAGATGACCAACAACTCAGATCACTTATTCGGGGAGAGCCGCCCTGCCCGCAAGCTGGCAGAGTTCATGGGCAAGATGTCCACGATGAAGGACAAGATCATCAGCGAGAAGGCTGAGCCCCTCATCAAGAATATGTCGGCGGCACAGCGCAAGTTCGACCAGCGCGTGGACGGTCGATCGACGTGGACCGACTTCGCCACGTTGATGCACGACGCCAGCCGTGCAGGCGTGCATCCCGACGTGTCACTCGACGCGCAGTTCAAGAAGAAAAACACTCGCAACTGGTACCAGCAGGAAGCCCACAAGGACTTGTCGGCGCGCTATGAAAAGCTGCCGCAGGAATTGAAGGACCTGTTCCATGAGGCGACGGGGTACTTCCGCGAGACCCAGAACCAGATGTCGCTGGGCCTGATCCGCAACGCGCTCAAGGCGGCGTCGTCGGATGGCAAGGGCTCCGAGGCGCTGGCGCAACGTATTTTTAATAAGAAGCTCACGGACGCCGATAAGGCAGTGCTGGGCAAGGACGGCTTGCTGTCCAGCATCCAGAAGGCCGGTGCCCTGTCGCGCATCGAGGGGCCGTACGTGCCATTCATGCGTCGCGGCGACTTCGTCGTGACCGCGCGTCACGAGATCGAAGCACCCGCTGGCGCACGTCGCATCAACGAGGAGGAGGCGGTCGACCCGCAGGGTAACACCTACGAGTTCAAGACCGAGGCCGCAGCCAAGAGCTTCGTGCAGAAGACCCTCATCGAGGCAGGCTTGCGCCCCACTGCCGTCGACAAGGTGGGCGTCGATCCGGCCACCGAGAGCCGCTACCGTCTGGATGCAGAGGGCAAGAAGAAGCCGCTCAACATCGCGGAGGAGCCCAACGCGGAGCCCCGGTGGCGAGTGACGGTCGAGCCGAAGCACGTCGAGTTCCACGAGCGCGCCAGCGACGCCGCCGAGAGCCGTCAAGGGCTGATCGACCGTGGCTTGCGCGACGTCACGCATGTCGACGTCAAGAAACTGGATCCGGCCAAGATGAACGACGCGTTCATGACGTTGCAGATGCGGCGGCTGCTGAAAGGCCTGCAGAAGCGGGAAGGGTTCAAGAAGCTGGACAAGAACGCACAAGCTGAACTGGTGCGCCAGCTTCACGAGGCGGGCATCGCCGCGATGGGCAGCACGCGCGCTCAGAGTCACCGACTGCCGCGTAACAACATCCTTGGCTACTCCGAGGACATCCTGCGGAACACAGGCACGTATGCCTCGTCGACCGCGGGCTACCTCGCGCGCCTGCGGTTCCGCCCTGACGTGGACGCCGCTCTAAAGGAAATGACGGACTACACCGAGCGTATGACCCGCGCAGGTAACGATGAGTATCTCCCGGCCCTACGTCGTCAGCGGCTCAACGAACTGACCAAGCGCGCCCATGAAATGAATGAAGTCGACGCGGATAATATGTTTCATCGCGTCACGAGCCGACTGCTCCAGTTGTCGTACCTCGACAAGCTGGCAAGCCCGGCGTTCCACATCATCAATAGCTTCGAGCCGTGGACTATCACCCTACCGGTCCTCGCTGCGCGCCACGGTGTGCTGCCGACCATGCGGGCACTGACGAGCGCGTACAATCTCATTGGAGGCCGCGCGCTGGTCGGCGCTGGACTGCGAGACACCTACCGGGCTGGCAAGGACGGCTATCACGCGGACCTCACGGACTACCAGACGACCCTTACTCAGCGCGCGGCCAAGGACGCCGAGCATGGCGACGGGCTGGTCAAGCTGTTCAACCATCTGCACGATGTCGGTCTCATGGCTCGCGACGCTGGCATGGAGTTCTCGCGCGTCACCGACGCGAGCAAGGGCTTGGCGGGCCGCTCTGTCGATCGCGCCGATCTTATGGCGCGCCAGATGGGTGCTGCCATCGAGAGCGTCAACCGCGCCGTATCGGCGACGGCGGCTTACAAGATGGAGCGCCGCAAGGGCGCTAGCCACGAGAAGGCGATGGAGTATGCCGTCGAGCAGGTCCACGACACCATGAAGGACTACGCCTCATGGAACGCCCCGCCGATGTTCAACCACCCGGTCGGACGACTGGCACTGCAGTTCAAGAAGTACGCACAAGGCACTTATTACCTGCTGGGTAAGACCGCGGTCGCCTCGTTCAAGGGTGACAAGCAGGCGATGAAGACGTTCGCTTATCTGATGGCCACGCACATGCTGACCGCTGGCGCGCTGGGCATGCCGCTCGAAGCGATCCGGCTGGGCCTCATAGGTGCGAACTTGACTGGCGTCACGGACAAGACGTACGAGGACATGGAGCAGGGTGTGCGCGCTGGCGCTGCCAACGTCTTCGGTAAGGACGGCGGGCAGATCTTTTCGCGCGGCCTCGCTCGCTGGGCGGGCATCGACCTCGCCTCGCGCGTCAGCTTCAATGCCCTGCTGACCTCGGGGCAGGACCCCAAAAGCATGAAGCCAGACGACCTGTGGGCGTGGATCGCGAAGAACTTCGCAGGCGCACCCGCATCGCTGCTGATCGACGGCGTGCAGGGTTTTCAGGCGCTGGGCAAGGGCGACATTGAGGAGGCGTCGCGTCTTCTGGTCCCGCTCAAAGTCTGGGCTGACAGCGTACAAGCGCACCAGTGGGCCACGAACGGCCGCAAGAGCCCCTCTGGCCGTCAGCAGATGGAGCCGATTGGTTTGGGTGACGCACTCATCAAGGCTACTGGCTTCACGCCCGGCACCGTTGCTGAGCGCAACGAGAAGACGTTCGCCATCAAGAGCGACCAACGCCAGTTCAAGCAGTCTCGGGACAAGCTCTCCAACGACTGGATCAACGCGTCGCCCGACGAGAAAACCGCAATGTGGCGCGAGATCACCAAGTGGAACGCTGACCAGCCCGACAACGCCAAGATCAAGTTGGGCGACCTGATGAACCAGAAGCGCCGTCGCGATCGGGAGAAGTTGAGCGAAGACCGCGCTGGTGGTATGAGCCTGTCACGCCGCGACCGCCACCTGCGCGTCGCCAACGACTACTACAACGTTCCTATTACCCGTTGAGGTAACTATGCCCCGCTCTGGCCCCCACCGCTACGACGCCTATGCCCGTGCTCATAAAGACGACACGGCAAAAGCCATGGCCGCTCGCCGCAAGTACGAAAAAGAACACGGCCCGCTCCCCAAGGGCTGGGACGTTGACCACAAGAAGTCGATCAAGGCTGGCGGCTCGAACGCGATGTCGAACCTGCGTGCTCGTCGATCCAGTGCAAATCGTGGAGACAAGACGTTCCACGACTGATACTATCCTACTATCGAAACACACGCCGAGGTTGGTATGATTGGGAAGCGCCGTAACAGCAGTCTCACTGCTGTCGAACTGCAGCAAGCACTCGATGTCCTTGCAGAGTGCGGAGACAATGTTACGGAAGCGGCCCGCAGACTGCGCATCCCGCGACAGACCTTTCAAACGCGCATGATGCGCGCTCGCGGCGACGGTCTGAAACCAGACGTCGGTAAAGTGAAGACGGCTCCCTCGCTTGTGGTGGCCCCAGTCGAGTTCCGGGTCGCCCTTCTCAATTTGATCCGCAAGACACCAGTCAGCATCGACGAGATCGTCAGCCAGCTAGGATGCACCAAGGGACAGGTGGTCGACGGCATCGAGGAGCTTACCCGGGAGGGTAACCAGCTTCATCTACTCGGCGACAAATGGACGTTGTCCACAGCACCCCATCCAGCTTTCATGCGGGTCGATCAACTGCCGGTTTACTATTCGCGCCCTGACGGCACCTATCTCTTTGGTGCGTGCGGCGACAACCATATCGGATCCAAGTACGCCCGCCTCGACGTCCTTGAGGCGCTCTACGATTGGTACGCCGAGGAAGGCGTGGACCGGGTCTACAACACGGGTAACTGGATCGACGGCGAAGCGCGCTTCAACAAGCACGATCTTGTTGTGCATGGGATGGACAATCAGCTTAGGGAGTTGGCCAGCAAGTATCCCCAGCGTAATGGGATCACGACCTTCGCGGTGGCTGGCGATGACCACGAAGGATGGTACGCCCAGAACTTGGGCATCGACATCGGCGTACGCGCCGAGCAGACAATGCGCGCCGAGGGCCGCACTGACTGGGTGAACCTTGGGTACATGGAAGCGCACATTAAGCTGGTCCACTCGGTCACTGGGGCCTCGTCGATCCTCGCGGTGGTCCACCCCGGTGGCGGCTCAGCCTATGCGGTGAGCTACTCGATCCAGAAGATCATCGAGAGCCTCGACGGCGGCGAGAAACCTGCCGTGGGCATCTACGGCCACTACCACAAACTCTGGTCGGGCAACATCCGGAACGTGTGGGTCATGCAGACCGGCACGACCGAGGATCAGACGACCTTCATGCGCAAGAAGAAGCTGGAAGCGCACGTAGGCGGCGGCCTCATCAAGTTGACGCAGGACCCCGAGAGCGGCGCGATCGTCCGGTTCCGTCCGGAGTTCCAGCGCTTCTTTAATCGCGGCTTTTACAATAATAGATGGAATATGGGCGGGGACGTTCAGCACGCGAAGCGCGGTCCCTAGAGGAGGCGGTCATGGCATACCGGACGTGGCTCGAAGACTGCAGCACCGCCCGGCATGCCGCGACAGTCGCGGCCCTGCACGCGCAGTTGTTCCCTACGGTCGTCTTTCCGTATCCGCACTACGGCGACTGGTGGGTTACATACGACGGCGAGAAGCCGGTGGCGTTCGCTCATCAATCGGTGACGACCTATTATCCGAACAGCGGGTACTTCTCTCGCGTCGGCGTGCTACCCGAGGCACGCGGCCACGGGCTGCAGTTACGGCTCTTGCGAAAAGCGATGGCGCGCGGGAAGGAGCTTGGGTGGGAGGCGCTCTACAGCGACACTACCCGGGTGCCGCACTCGGCGGCTAACTTCCGAAAGGCCATGTGGATCGAGTTCACTCCGGAGAACCCGTGGGGCAAGAAGCACACGATCTACTGGCGCAAGGACCTTTAGTCGTCATTCTCCTGCTCGATTACCCTGCCGGGTAACCACACCCGGTTGTCGACCATGTTGCCGGTCGCCATCGCGTCCAGCACGATCAGCATACACGCAGCGACGTGCGCCAAATGCGGCTCCCCGCTCTCGGGGTCTATCGTCTCGCCGCTGATCCATGCGAACAGGTGGCGCAGCGCGGCGTTCGCGTAGACCATCGACAAGATCTTGTTCGAGCGCCAGTTATACGGCCCGTACTTGCGCGCTCCAAGCTCCATCACTCGGGCTACGCTGGTCATGGCCTCGGCAGGGATTAACCCTAGCTGCGGCTTGGACGCCCCTGCGGCGTCTTTGGGGTTGATGCCGAGGGTGACGGGGTAGGAGGGGGTGGTCTTAGGCACAGGCTACTCCTTGATCGTGGCGATGACCGCTGACGCGCACCAGAATACCGCCGTCTGCAACTGGGTGATAGCCACCGACGCTTCGCGCACTGCTAGGTGCGGCGCGGACATTGCCTCGCCATCCTCGCCCGCCACGACTATCGACGGTGTCTCGCGCAGCCGCTCCATTTCCGTTATCATTGCTGCGCCTAGCCGCTTGATCCGATCTAGTCGGGGGTGTTGGTTGCCGTGGAATGTCAAATGCGTTGCCCCTGCCGCGGTCCTTGAGATTTCGGCCTTTCCTAAGTCGATGGATACGGGAAATTCGATCGCAGTATTTATTATCGTCGACATCACCAAGCTCCTTGAAGATCATACGTAGTTGGAGGGCGTAGAAGCCGTTGTAGTTCTGGCGGTTCTCGGAGGGGGTCGCCCACCGGAGGTTGTCACGCCGACAGTCGAGGCTGTCCCCGTTTTTGTGGTCCACGATGATGTGGCTGGGTGACGGGGGCAGGCCCTTGTGGCGCAGGCAGATTTCCTTGTGCAGATAAAGTGAGACGTTGCGCCCGGCGACTTTAACCGAGCGGCAAGCGTATAGTTTCTTGCCGTTCTTTGACCTCTTGATGCGCCAGCGCCACTGCATGGCCCAGTCGTGGTCGACCGGATCGACAGCGGCGAAGTGCTCGATGGTCCCCTGCTCGATCAGGTACACGCGCTTGAAGTCAGCCATCGTTACCTCCAGAGGTATCTTTCCACTCGATCTTGGGACGGTCGATGTGGGTGAGCAATGGCGCAATTTCAGCGCCGCCATCGGATTTTTGGATCGAAGCGTGGTACCTGAGTTGGATCGCGCAGTATTGGTGGATCGTCAACCCGTGAACAAGCACCGGCCCGTATATAAGTTTACCGCACCAACAGCATTTCTTAGATTTCGATGTACCCATTGAAGACGGGGTCGCCGTACCAGAACTCAAGACAGACCTCCTGCATTGTGCCGCGCGCCGTGCCTGCGCCGAGACGCCCGCGGACTTCTTTGATGTTGAACGTGTTCTTGAGCTTCTGCAGCACGAGCCGTTGACTCAACTTCTGCTCGGCCAGCCAATCCATGAACGGAGCCTTGAACATGCGTACTGTGCTCGTGTCGATAGCGAATTGAACCTGCACTTCGTCAACGCGGTGGTTAGGGTCCATGCGCTGGACGATCGCCCCCGGCATGCCGGGCTGCGGCGGACGCCCGCTGCCGCTGTGGATAAGGTTGGTCACGATTGTGTTGTGCGGGCGCTTCACGTTAAGGTAGCGCGCGATGTGGCCCAGCATCGACGTCGGGTTCGCCAAGTCGACCGGGCTGTCCTTGCGCTCCTGACGCATCGCTGTGTAGACGCCAATCAAGAACGTGTAGAGCGCCTTCTCGTCGATGTTGGTGAGCTTCAACTGGTTGCCGTACTTGGCACCCATCATGAGCACAGTCACCATGGCCAACCAATAGCGTTCCTCAGCGGTCGCCTTGTGAGCTTTCTCGATCTCGTAGAGCTTGTCCTTCACCTCGGCCTCGACCTTGGCATAGTGCTCGCCGAGAAACTTGGCGTATGCCAAGCCAGCATGCCCGTAGTTGTACGTCACGCCATCGAGGATCTGCTGCGCCATGCCCGGCGAGATCTGGCCGGTTACCCCCGGGGGTACGACGAACTCGAAGATGCGAGCCATGCCCGCGCTGGTAGTCTTGGTCGCTGCGGTAATGTGGTTGAGCAGGCTGTCGTTCGACGTCGAGCAGAGCAGCAGTTCCCAAGTGCCGGGCTCATGGTATTTGATCGCCGAGCTAAGCCGTGACTTCTCCTTGCCGCCTGAAAGCTGGAACGCCAACTGCACGAACCGTTGCGTGTCAGCCTCCGTCTTCAACTCGTCCCAGTACATAGGGAGGTTCTTGAGGTCGCCCATCTTCTTGACGACCGAGTTGATCGTGTCGGTGAGGGACTGCACAGCTTTGATGGGATGACCCCAGACACCCTGCGCGATACGCAGCGCCGTCGTCTTGCCGATGCCGCTCTCCGCCGAGTACGTCGACAGGAGCAGGCCGGTCTGACCTACAAGGGTAACGAGAGGCGACGCGAACGCAGTAGCGAGGATGACGTCGATTTCTGGACGTTTCTGATCGGTGAGCATTTTCGATGCCAGCAGCCACGGCTCGATGTCCCCGGTCGGCTTGTACTGACGGTCGAGGACCATGTCTGGGTTGGCCGAGGGTCGCGAGTAGTCGGCCTTGGACCAGACCTGCCCGCCGTACGAGAAGCCACTGATCTTGTTGTTGTTCTCGTTGCGGAACCAGCCGTAGGGCGCGGCGTGGACGAAGTTCTCCGTGTCCTGCTTGAGGACCTCGATCCAGCTACGCATGAAGCCGATCACTCCCGTGATTTCGTGTGTCTTGAGATCCATCCGCAGCTTGGCAAGCTCACGCGGGAACGTCGTGGCGTCGTACAACAACTCAAACGGCACGCAGATTTGTTCCTTGCGCGCTGACTTCGTGCCGATGACGCCGCCCGTGACGGTCGTGAACATCAGTGCGGGCGGCTCGTATCGCAGCCATGGCTTTTCGAACGGGAAGACAGTGAGCAGTTGCTTCGACTGCACGCCTTCTTCATCGGTCACCGTGTAGAGGATTTGCTGGTAGGCGTTGCGCGAGTATGTCTGGGGCAGCGGCGCGGGCGGCTCGTCGCTAGCGGCGATTACCGCGGCCTCGTTCTCCGTTACCTGCGGGGGTAACGGTGTGTGGACGATGAAATTGAACGGGCTCTTGCCGCCCCCCGCGTGCGGGCACGTCTTGCATTGGGGCGCGCCCTGCGCGGCGATCGACTGGCACTTGGGCCAACCAAGGTTGCGGTTCAGCTTGGTGCCAAGCTGGCGATGCCATAATTCGTCGGTGCTGTCTTGCGTGTAGCCGGGGTGTCCCTGCGCCATCCAGTGCGCAGCGTCGCGCCCCTCGGCGGTGAACGTCGCGATGTTGGTGGTAGCGAGCCACAGCGGATTGGTGTTGTCAGCGCCGCCAGTCGCCAAGCTGTGCGCCACAAAGGGGCACACGACGGCGAGGTCGGAGATGGGCACAGGCCCCGCCGCAGGCGCGACACCGGCTGAGAGGCTATCAGGTGTGACTTGCGACAGGGCCAGCCTCGGCGAGGGGCTGCCAAGGAAACCTATGGTATTCGTGGAGCGCGTAGTGATCTTGGCTGCGCCCTTGAAGGGCTCTAGCGGTTTGACTATCGCGTCGAGGAAATAGTCTTGACCAGAGTTGTTACCGATCTGGACAGGTCGGCGACCGCCTTGCTTATGGTTGAAAGTGTTAGGTACTCGGAGTAGTCGCGCGGCGTCAATGGTGCATCCAGTGTCGCCTTTGAAACCATTAGCCAGAAGTGCCGCGACGAGTTGGTGAGCGAGAGGCTCCCAAGTAGCTGTCGGAATAGCTTCCATGAGCAGCCAGTGCGCATGAAATCCGCCGCTTCCGCTGGCGACAACCATGGAGGGTACAGGGAGGCCGATGGCACGTCGAATACGTCCAAACTCTTGGGCAGCCTCAGCAGTTGTTGCGTATCCCTTCGACGGATCGCCGGGCTTGACGTCGACGTCGACATAGAACGACTTGTGTAGGACTGCGTTCTCGGCCTTTCGGATGGCGTTGTAATAGGTTCGGCCACGACTGTTCACCTTCTCTTTGGCCATCGACTGGCCGGACATGCACACGTAGATGTCGGTGCCAACGCCGTTCTCGAACGTGTTAGCCCATGCCGTTACCCCGGCGGCTTCGCGCACGTTGAGACATGCGCGCCCCGGGTACGACTGATCCTGCCGACCATCCTTGAGCATGATCGGCACGCCGTTGATAACTTTCGGCGTCCGATAGTGGACGTTGACGAAGAACTTAGGTCCCCCCTCAACAGGCCACGGCAGAGCCCTTGCTAGGAACTCTGCCGCATTCGGTACACTCTCAGGTCCTGCCATGTTGCGCGCCCCGGCACGGTTGAAGTTGGCCGAGGCACCGCGCCTCGGCCTTTAGTCTTCAACCACTAGACGTTCGTCAGGGCGTCCAGTTGCGCTTCAAGGTCCGTGAGGGCTTGCGGGTTAACGGTCGTCTGCATCGGGGCGGTGGCGACTTGCACCGCGGTGTTCTCGATGATCGTCGGGGCCGGGGACGGAGACGGCGTGCGCGCCTTGCGCGGAGCCTTCGCGCCCGGTGCCGCAGCGGCGGCTGACATGGCTGCCAGCTTGGCCTCCGCAGCAGCCAGCTTTTGCTCCAGCGTCATTTCGACTGGGGCAGTAGCCGGTTGGGCCTGAGCGACGACCGCAGGGGGCACCACGACGGGAGCCGCCACAACAGGTGCGACGACAGGCGCGGGCGGATCGACCAGCGGCGCGCTGGCACCACTGCCGCCAAACGGGTTGGGGGCCACGACCACCGGAGGAGCCACGACCACCGGAGGAGCCACGACCACCGGAGCAGCGACGACCATGGCGGGGGTTACGCCTGCCACTGCCCCGACGTTACCCGGAGAGGCAACCTCGGCCTTCACCTGATCGACCGCCTCGTTGAGGATGCGGTTGGTGGTTGCGCTGCTCTGGAGTTCGAGAAGGACGTCGACCTCGGCCTCGGTGAGGACGCGCTTGGCCTTGAACGTCAAGAGCGGGTAGGCTTCCTTGTAGTCGAAGCCAATCTCGGTCACGACGCCGTAATACGCATGGCCCATGGCCTGCAGGGCGGCGCTGTACTGGCTGAGACCCTGCAGTGACCCTGCGGGGATACGCAACAGCATCGGACCACCGTAGAGGTCGTTCCGCATATCACCGGACGGGACGAGCGCGAGACGCTTGCTGTCGCTGCACGCTTTGCCCGCTTTGCCGTTGTCGGTGATGCGTGAGCGCCACGCGTTCTTGGGGCAGCCCGCGCAGGTGTTGGACTGCTTGGCGCTGGACGCCGGGTCGGGACTGACACCGTTCACGGACCAGCAGTCTGGGGCAGCGTTGTCGCCTTCCTTGAAGCCGTTGACGTAGAAGATCTTGCTGATGACCGGCGACGCCTTGACGATGACGCACTCGATCGTCCCCTGCGGACCCGAGCCGTCGCTGCGCATGAGAGGCTTGCTGTCGCCGCGGTGCTTGATCGACCAGACCTTGCCCTTGTAGCTGACGACGGCGAACGCCGCACCGATACCAGCGCCGAGATCGCTGGGCGAGACTTGCGAGGCGGCGAGTTTCGTGGAGGGCAGACCGAGGCCTGCGAGGATCATCATTTCCGTGGACATACTTTCTCCTGTTGCACGACTAACTACTGGTGGTGTGGATGGCTGACGGACCTACTCGGTCTTGCCCGCCCGGCGGACCCCGACCTTTCGGAACGAAGTGAGGCGTACCCCGGGAGGTAACGCACCATTAGCCTCGTTGTATTCCTTGACGGCGGTCACGTTCGCTCTCACGTCGGCGAGGTCCAGTTGGTTTTGCTCGATGCAGAACGTCCGAAACGCCAGTGGATCATCCACCACTGCGTTCCATTTGTCGAGTATCGAAGCGGTGCCTGCGCCAGTTTTCATATTGGTCAGTCTGTTGGCGTCCAGCACCGACATGAGCACGTTCTCAACGCCGACCATGGCGTCGCTGTAAGGCTTCATGGCGGCGGCGTGTGCGTCGTTCAGGGCCTTAACCTTGTCGCGGAGCAACACATATTTGCCGATCAGCTTCTCCACGTCCACGTCGACGGGAGGCGCTGCGGTAGCAGGTACATCGGTCATTTCAGGGGTCCTCTCATTACCCACCATTACCCTACACCAAGGATAATGGTCTTGTCAAGTAAGTATTAGTACGTATTGTTTAGACGGTATATTTTAGTAACTAAAGCTCGTCCTCGAACAGCTTGAGCAACTGGCTCTGCACGTCCTGACGGGCGATGAGCATTGACCAGATCTTCTTCTCCGCGGGCGTCGCCTGCAGATGGAGGAACTGCTGCTTCTTCTTTTGGCCGGTGCGGCGGATGCGCGCGTTGGCTTGGTCGTAAATCTCCAGTGACGTGTGCGGCCCGAACCACAGCACCGTGTCCGCTGCTGTCATCGTGATGCCGTGCGCCATGCACTGGGGATGCGCGACGATGTTGTCTAACTCGTCGCGGTTCTGGAATGCGTCGAATATGCGATTGCGCTCGGCAGCGGAGGTGTCGCCCGAGACGATCGCCGTACGGTAACCTGCGGAGGTAACAGCGTCAGCCACCCCTTGGAGTGAGTGCTTGAACGACGTGAAGATCAACGCCTTGCCACAGCCGGACCCGAGCAGGTCGATCACTGTGTTGAGGCGGTTCTGGTTGTCGAGGGTAATGATCCCTTTCTTCTCAGAGTAGACGTAGCCAAGGCTGATCTGGAGTAGCTTGCTCAGCAGAACGCCTGCGTTGGCCGCGGTCACTGTCTCGTTGCCGACGATGGCCATGCACGACTTGCGGATTTCCTCGTAGATGTGTCGCTGTTTTGCGCCTAGGTCGACGTCGATGCGTCGCGAGATATACGGCGGTAGCTCGCCCACGTCTTCTAGGGTGAAGCGAACGCTCGGCTGCATTACTTCGTACGCCTTCTGGGCAGCGCCTTCCTTGGGCACCCATTTGAACTGCGTGACCTTGTACATGAGTTCCTCACGGAACCGACCAAAGTACTTAGGCACGCGCGACGGGGTGACGATGTTCGCTTGGTTCCAGACGTCCGTGGGTTCTTTTGGCGTGGGTGCACCCGTCATGCCCCATACCCAACCAAAACGCTCGGCGAACTTCTTCATCAGCTTCGTGCGCGGCCCGGTGTTGCGGTAGGTTGCTAGCTCGTCGATCGTCAAGATGTCTTGCTTGCCGAACTTCAAGCATAGCTCCGGATAGATCGTCCCGATGCCGTCGTGGTTGATGATGTAGATGTCGTAGTCCTCGGCCAGCAGCTTGATCCGCTTAGCACGACTGCCGTGCAGCACGACCGCGGTGCGCCCGAGCATGATCTGGAATATCTCGGCCACCCACGTGAAGCTGAGCGTCGACAGTGGCGCGACCACCAGCATCTTGCGGGCGACCTGTTGCCCCCGCAGGTAATCGAACGCCCACAACGGGCACGCCGTCTTGCCAACGCCCATACCTGACAGCACGTAGCAATGTGTGTTCATCGTCAGCATTTCGACGGTAGTGCGCTGTACGCCAAACGGCGGCCGTGTGCCGGTGAATTGGTACTGGCTCAGGACGGGAGCCGCGACCTGCATCCCGAGCCGTCGCAGGATAACGGTCTCTGGAACACCGTACGGCAGAATGATCTTGCCATCCGCAACAGGCGCGTTAGGGAACAGGTTCGCTACCGCCTGTTGCCACGGCACGTGCAGTTGAGCGGTCATGCGTATCCTCGTCTGCGGTCAATAAAGCGCGACAACGCCGCAAGCCCTGCGGAGTCTGATATGATGAACACGCTGGCCCCCGTATTGATCCAGCGCAGCGCGGTATCCCTCTGGAGCGGCGTGAGCCACTCGCCCGGGGCCTTGGCCTCGATGATGAGCAGATGTCCGTCGACCGAACAGGGACAAAAATCTAACATTTGCCGACCATAGCCGCTTGGGACGGGCATATCGAACTCGACGCCCTTCGCGTTGAGCAGGGCCTTAATCTTCTCCTTGACCTTACCCTCGGGGGTCACAACTCGATAACTTCCAGCCCCAGCGCCAGCGCTGTTGCGTGCTCAGCGGTTGCGCCCTTGCTGTTGCGCCAGCCCGGCAGCAGCGCGACGCTGTCAGCGTGCTGGCATATCCACGCGAGATCTTCTCCAAGCGCCACGCGCAGGCTGAACCCTTTGGCCTCGGCCTCGGCTAAATCGCCGGACTGGACCTCTTTGCTGATATCGCGGCCTTCGCGAAGGCGGTCGTTCTCAGCCGGGTTGAACACGATGTATCCCTGAGCGATCAGCTTCGCTGTGGCTGCGTCGAAGGCCGGGAAGTTAAACTCGAGGATATTGCGCATAGGCCCGGCGACGTAGATTTTCTTCTGGCGCACATTACCCTCCGTGAAACTGACAGCTTTCGACCTTGCAGTACGATCGGCACAGGCCGTTCTTTTTGGGCGGGAACGTACCCGTGCGGATCGCCTCTCGGTACATCTCGAACTCGGGCATGATGTCCGCCCATAGCTGGGGCAGTTGATCGCGCCGCAGGTCTACCGTCGTGATCTGGATTGGGTTGGCCTCCAGCCAGACGTACTCGTTACGGATGATCTGCACCTGCGGGTGGAATGCGAAGATGCACGCTGCCGCGGTGAGGATCTGCAGTGGGTCGTCCTTGATCTTGCCGGTCTTCCAATCGTTGTTGAGCGCGACTTGGCCGATGATCTTTACCGCGTCGGCGATCGCTCGATACATAACCACCTTGTTGTCGAAAAACTTACAAGGCTGGAAATTGTGGTCGATGGCGAACTTCTGCTCCACGAGCACCTTCGCGCCGGGCTGGTCCGCTCCTTTGAGGAACCGCTGGACGATCGGCTCGTAGTCCGCGAACTGCGCGGGCAACGGAGTGCCCTTGTCGATGCGGTTCTGCATGGCCAAGTGGACAGCGTCGCCGTAGTCCAACTGCTCGGAGCGCTCCTCAACGATGTCTTTCGCGATGTCGTAGTGGAAGTGTCGCTTGGGGCACGACCGGAAATTCTTGATCTTGGAATAGCTGATCGGCACGTTAGCTGGCTTGCCGGTGTTACCTCCGAAGGTAACGGTGGTGCTTTCGAACGCCATGGGGGACCTATTGGCTTGCGAGGAGAATGCGGAACTGCGCCACCAGTTCGTCGGTGGGAAAGTTCTTCGCACCATCTTCTACCACAGAACCTTTGCCGTGCGCTATGACTGTAATGAACGTCGTATCGTTATCGAACACAACACTCACGAAATCCAGCGGGGCGAAGCGTTGCTGCACAGGCCCGTTGGTGATTTTTGGTAGCCGCAAGCGGTCGGCTAGCAAGTCCAACGGGTGAAGACCGATGCCGATAAAGTACTGGCTGTCTCCGACCTTTGGTTCGGGGGGTTCTGCGCCTTTGAGCACGTCCGTTACTCCTGACATCGTTACCTCCGCGGGTTAATTGAGCGAGCGAGCGCTCGGCTGGCATGAAACAATCATTAGCGCCTTCCCCTAAGGCAGATAAACCGGCCTATTGGCCCTGATCATTAAGGATCTCTTGCCAGCGCAGAAACGCGGACCGGAGACCGTCCCGAGCCTCGCGCTCCGTGGCACCCGAAACACCTATATGC